ATTGGGGGGACAGTTAAAGATTTTAGGTCAGAATTTTGACGATCTTAAACAGAATATCGCAGATCGGGTTCTCCCAAAATTGACTGAATTTGTGACGACCATTAACAAAAATATCGGGCCTGCCTTCGATCATCTAGGAAGTATCTTCAAGGATGTCACGGGAACGCTGACGCAACTAGGGCAAATAGTCAAGAGCGTTTTCACCGACCTCGGCGTCAAAAATCCGTTCGCAGGATTGGCCAGTAGTGGCGATTCCCTGAAAAATCTTGGGAAGAGCTTCCATGATGCGATGATGACGATACAAAAGGATTTGAGCGTTATCAATCCACAAGCACTCGTGAACGGATTTAAGCAGATCGGCTCGACAATACAGCAGACCTACCCAGGCATCCAGCAGGTTGCAAAGATTATCGGCGGAACGCTCTCGGATGATATCAAATTCGCGCTCAAGTGGGGCAAGCAGATCAGTCAGTGGTTTCAATCAGAGATGCTACCCGCTATCAAGCAAGCCATGCCGAGCTTTATCGCTCTCAGCAAGGTGCTCATCAATGATCTCGCTCCCGCATTGGCGAAAGCCTGGGCAAAAGGCCAGCAGATATACCGTCTCTTTGCTTCGGATGTCATTCCCGTATTTGAGAAAGTCGCGCCGATTGTGGTCAAACTGGCCGGCTTCCTTGCTGACAAGCTCGCCCAGGCTATCAAATTCCTCACACCCTACTTCAATCAAGCGGTGGACGCAATCGGTAAATTCGCCAAAGAGATATCAGATCGGGTGATGCCCATTATCAATAATTTCTTTGATGCTCTCAATAAAAATATGCCGACGATCAAAGCTATCTGGAATGCGACCTGGCCGGTGCTGGCAAGCGTGCTGAAAGGTGCATGGGATGTGATTGTGGGGGTTGTTAAGATCGCATGGGCGCTTCTTTCAGGCATCATCAAGATCGGGCTTGATCTCCTGTCCGGCAATTGGAAGAAGGCCTGGGAAGACCTGAAGACCATGCTCAAGGGCGTGTGGGATGGCATCAAAACCGTGATATCGGGTGCATTGCAGCTGGTGATCACCATGATCACCGGGAAAGCGACAGACATTAAAAACACGATCATCAAGCCGTTCCAGGACGCCTACGACTTCGTGAGCAAGCTTTTTGGCAAGCTCGGGGGGGTTGTTACTGACGCGCTCAACGGCGTAGGAAAGCAAGTTTCGGGCACGCTGCACGACATGCACTTCCCCGGCTTTGCTAGCGGAGTCGAGAACTTTGGCGGAGGTATGGCCTACGTTCACGGAGGTGAGGTCATCACGTACTTACCCCCAGGCGCATCGGTGACGCCTGCAAGTAAGATCAGCAGCATGATGTCCCAGGGCAATCAGCCGATTGTGGTGAAAAATGTCATCTATCTGGATGGCGATCGGATGGCGTATCGCCTCATGCCCCACATTGCGAGCAACATTCGACGCGGGACGGGGACTCACGGCATCTAGCCAGGCAGAAAGAGGAAATATGACGACAGAAGAACAGATCGACGCCTGGCGCAAACAGGCACAGGACGATCAGCAGCAAGCAGCCGAGCTGGACGCCATGGAAATAGTCTCGGCGCTCTTTCATTGGATAGTGCAAGATGTGTTACATCTTGAGATAGGAGAATAACATGCCTGGATTTTCGCCACACGGACCCTGGGTAAATGGAAGCGCCCCTGGCCTGGCGGCAGTGGTGTTTAACGATTATGATGCAGTGCTGCAACAACTGGAAGGAGATATAAACAGTGTTCAGGTCGTCGGAGGGACGAGCGGGACTGCAACATGCTATCAAGTCGTGCAAGGCACCTTTAAGTACGCCATCATCGTGTACAACAATTTCAAAACAGCAGGCTCGACGCAAAATTTGGTTTTGCCCACGGCCTTCACCTATGGCTTTGCCATTCGCAGCGAGCAGACGCCGAGCACATCGTTTCTCTTGGCCGCGGCGGCGCAAAGCTGCAATATCATTACCAGCCTGCCAGCCAGCGCGTCGGCATCGGGCGGCGTGAGTAGCGGAACAACCATAGGCGGATATAACCAGGGAGAATGTAGGCACGGCTGCGATACGCTCCAATACGCCGCTTCAGCAAGCGTTGCGACCAATGGCTTTCATGTCTTAGAAGGCATTTAGCCTCCTAGACCGAGATTGCTCATACACAGCAGCACGAAGAGATAGAGGCCATAGCCAACGACGGCCAGGGCGAGCAATCCTGCCAGTATCCAGAGAAGTCGTTGTATCATGGCGGCAGTATAGCGGTCGCGTGAAAAGTGCGCAAGTGCTATAATGGAAGCCTAGAAACCTCTTCTTCACAGAGATCAGAACGCAGAGGCCCCTGGATGGTACAGGGGCTTTTGTGTTGCCTTAAAACATTGCACCACAGCCAAATCTGACGGTTTTTTGAGCATCCCCTTATGATTGGATATCCCCGATACAATCGCCTTCTCATTGCGTTCTCTTGTAAAATTGTGCATTATCGTGTATGATAAAAAGAAACATACAAGAGGTGGTCAATGTCCGACGAATTATTGGATGCTCGCGAAGTGGCGAAGAGGCTCAAGCTGAATTATCGAACGGTCATCAACATGACTGAACGCGGTGAACTCATTGGCTTTAAGGTCAGCAACCAATGGAGGTATAAGACCTCCGACATTGACGCCTATATCCAGAAGCAAATTGAAAAGCGAAATGGGCAACACTGATATGCTGCCCATGAAACCCTTGTAGTGCTAACTTCCAAGAGTCATTCTTTGTAACGATTAATTGGAAACGGGGGACATCATGGAAAACAATTCCCACGATAACAGCGTCAACGTGAAGCTGAATAATCGTATCACCGTTTATGGCAATGTCTTCATACTGAGCGGGGCGAGCATCCTCCTCGTGGGCTTCCTCTTCCTGGCTATCTTCATGCATGCCTACTGGACGCAAGCCGTGACCCTGGCAACGGTGGTGATCTACGGATTAGTGGCGGCTCTTTTCGTGGCGATCTCCGCCCTGCTCAGAGGATTATGGCTCAAGGTGGTGACGCACCCCACGATCACGGCGCAGGAGCGCAAAGAGGCATTACGCGATCAGCAAAGGAAAAGCCGCTTGATTTGGGCGCAGAACAACTGCTTGATCTATGAAGAGGAGGGAGTACTTATCCCCGTGTTTCCAGAACACCCATTGCTCATTGAAGCGCCGAAAACAGTAGCGCAGGAGGATGCGAAAATCAATGAAGCGTTGGTGCTGGAATTGTACGATCAGAAAAACGCCACCTACGAAAATGTGGCAAAGGCGTTGTCAACGTCCTATCACCAAATTCAGAAGGTGTGCAGCGCGGCAGTGCGCAATGGGCACACCTGGAAGAATCGATAAGGGGTAATCCCGCTAGATTTTGCCCGATTTGAGTCGATTTTGTCCGATTTGGCTCGATTGAGCGGCAATTCTGAGAAGGATTGAATCGATATTGGCCCGATAATCAATATTGCTACTTTTCCCTCACCTGAACGGTGGGGGAGGGGAGAAAGGGAGAAACACTCATGGGATGGTTCACCAAAAAAGAAGAGACACCGCCAGTATACGAGCAGCCAATTGTTCATCGGGAACTACCAACGTATGACCACCAGGCCAGGCCCAACGCCAAGCAAGAATCCATGATGCTTGACTTTGCGTTGGGCCATGACAAGGCGGGCATGGTTGAAGAACTAGCCGAGCAGGGCTGGCTCTTTGGACGAAAAGGATGGGTAAAGAGAAAGTGAGCAGGCATGAGCGAACAGAATAGAGAGCAGCAGCTCCACCAAATCATCTCAGCATTGTTCGAGATCGCCGCGCCTGGCAACGTCAAAAACTCGCTATGGCAAGCCTACCAGGAATTGCAGCAAGAGCCAGCCACGTACCACCACCACTACACGCTCGCCGAGACAATCCTCCTACCTGGTGATACCGGCGACCCGATCGTCATCCATCTTGGCCAGGCTGAGCCGGCCACATACAAAACACCTATTGCGATTTGTGAAGAATGTGGCTGTCCGCTCGACGATGACGGGACCTGCCCCGCATGCAGTGAAGATCAGTCGATAGACTCGCCAGGATACGAAGAACTGGACGATGAGGAAGTAGCCAGGCAAGAGGAATTTTTGCGCAAGGCGGGCTATCCCATTGATACGGCTATCACTCTTTCAGCTGAAAGCCAGGTGACTGCCGAGCCTGCGGAGATGTATTATTGTGAGCATTGCGGACAAATGCATCCGATAGCAGGCAAAGAATATTATTGCCCGCTCGACCCTAACAAGCGTTAGAGCGATCGCACAAAAGGCGCGCTATCCAGTCCCCCGGAGCCGCGCCTTTTTCGTGTCACGGCGTAGCTTCCGCGGGCCAGGGCGGACAGTACGACTCAGGGTAGGATGGACTGCTATGACCCCAGAAGTAATAAGCAGGCTGGATGATTGTACCATCTTGTGTAATCAGCGCCTCATGCTTGTCACACACCCAACTGCCATGAATGCCACCGCCCGTAGGCGTGGGGAAAACAATCTGTGTTGGTGGTGGTGATGGCATCAACTGGAGCACGGCAAACGCTGCAATGGTCAGTACCACGCCTATCAACGCGCCTGCAACCCCCACCAGCGTGGTAAACAGGATATATTGCTTGTGCATAGAAATCCCCCAATTCTTGTGTTAAAAAGCTTGTGTAACGTGTCAGTCAATATAATGTCCCTTACAGTAACTCACTGCTGAATACCGAAATTGGCTTCCAACTTGGCGGCAAATGGATTTTCGGCGGCGTGCAGACGGGCCATATACACGCTCGTAGTAGACAAATTGCGATGACCCAACTTGGATCCGATATCACTCAGGCGCGCTCCCGCGTTTTCCATCGCACAAGCAAACGTGTGCCTGGACGTATGGATTTTGGGGACACCCAAATGTCTTAGCCAAATCTTCCTGAGTGCGGATGCGTGCATCACTTTGCCCGCCCTATTCTTTGCACAGATCAACCAAATCGGCTGATCGTTCGTGAGTTCACCCAGGCGACTGCCGAAGGCCTCCTGCAAGTATGCCACGATCGCGGCGCTTGTGCCTGCTGTCAGCTCGTCCGTCATCTTGCCCCCGCCTTTTACGCGCTGCCAGGTCACAATGGTTTTCGTGCCTCCAAAGCGGAAATCTCCAAAGCGAAGGTTAGCCAGTTCCGATTTCCTGCGGCCAGTGGTGACTGCCAACGCGATGATGGCATAATCTCTCTTGCCGAGCAATGTACTACGATCAATGGCAGCCAGGCGCTTTGTCACTTCGTCCTCGTCCAGCGGCTGCGCATAGTCGGACGGTTCCATTGAACGCCTGTCTACCAGCTTCATTGGATTGCGCTCCAGCGCGTTGTGTCTCATGGCATACTCAAAAAAACTGGATAAGACGGTGATTTTCAAATTGAACGTCGCCCCTGTCACGCTCTCCCGACCGACACCGCGGCCCTGCGAGGCCCAGCCCTGGGCCAACATCGCAACCAACGCCACGTCACCGTCGAGGTCGGTTCCTGCCTTGCGTAAAATCTCACGAAATTTCGTGAGGACGTCTGTATATTTGAACAGTGTTTCCGCGCTCTGACTTTTCCCAAATTTTGCATGTAACCAGCCTGAGACGCATTGCTCCAGCGAAGGTTGCCATGCGGGGCCGCTGGGGATGGTTAGCTGTGTGTTTTCCTGATCGATCATTTTGTGCTCCTTTGTTGTTATGTGTACCACAAATGCCGCCAGTATGGAAGAGTCCCATAACTGGCGGCTTCTATCTCACTTTTCCAATGTGATGCGTGTGTCGCTGGCGTTGTGCGATTTTATCCATAATTTGGCTTTTTCCTGAAGCATATTGTGCCGATCCACTTGGCTTTTCTCCTTGCTTTATATTGCAGAGATAAAGCCAAAAGTGAAGGCATATTTTGGCGGTGAGTATGATTTGTGAGCCATATTGCGGCAGTAAGTCGTTTGTATCGAATACAAGCCAACTATGGAGTGCTTTGCGCGACATTTCGCAGCAAAAGTCTCCAGAACTGCCACAAATTGCTTCAAAATCACCAATTTTACTGCCATAAAATGGTTCACAGACGCATCTGGAGTAGTTTCGGACTCCAAAGCATACGCACCGATGTCCGGATCACTCGCTCCTTCCGAACTTGCATTACAGGTTTCTGATGTAGGATGGGTAGACTGGCCTGTAATTTTCGGTTTGTGAAGCATAATGCGCCGGATTTTGCCATAATAGTCTGCAAATTTCACAAGGACATGCCCGATCTGAACAAAACGGATGCTCAGGCAACTGGTGCTGCAGGTCGTCGAGCATGACTATCGCGAGAGCCAGGCCGCGGTGAATGGTTGGTTGGTTGTTGGTTGCCATGTGTTAGAATCCTTTCGTGAATGCGACTTGTTTCAAACTGTGTTCACCCCACTGGCCCGAGTCACACCCCGGGCAAGCATTGCTTGCTTGCTACTTGCCGTTCGCACCTCCTTTCTGTAACTTGTCGAACGCACTCTGCAACCGTGGGAGCATGCCCGGTGTCAGTTCGTCATCCTCGACCCGCTTCCCCCACACATGCACCTTGAAAGCCGTCCATTGGTCGGTCCTGATACCCTGCTTGATGGTAGCGAGCTGCGCCTGCTCCGCTTCGGTGAATGCTGGCGCATCTACTACCTTTGCCTGAGCGCGGATAACCTCGTCAGCACTAGCGATACTAGGGTTATCTGGTGTGCCCGCATAGCCCGACCAGGCGATGGCCCGTCCGACTGCGCTTGTCTCAGCAGTCGCCCAGGGGTCGGCTTTCTCAGCAAAGTTGGTGCTATTCAGGTGCACCTCAGCGTTGCCAACGTAGGTGAGTCCATCGACGGTGAGCTGTACTCTCCATATCCATCCATCGCCCACTTGCACCGGCGCTGACTCCAACACCTCCAACACCTTCCCGGCTTCATGGAGCGCCTGCAGGCGTTCCGCCACTGTCGAATATTGCTTGACTTCTCCGCTTTTTGTCTTGATTTGAATGGTCATTGAATTGTTCCTTTCTGGCCAGGGCTTTCACACCCTGGCCACTATTTCAACTAGCGCATCGGGACGAGTCGCCCGCTCGGTGCGACTTCCATCTTGTGAGATGGCGTGAATTGCGACCGCTCTTTCCAGGCATCTTGTTTGCGAGCCTCGCGCTCCCGCTCCAATCGCCGCAGTTTTTCGATGTAGCTCTCAGCCGCGTCGAGTCCGGGTGTCTCGTCGGCTTCGGCTTCGTTTTTCTCGTCCTCTTCGGCTTGCATCGTGGCGACGATCTCCGAGGTCTGCTCGTCGATCTTGGCGGCGATGCGGCTTCGTCGGACGGCCAGGACTTCGTTGACGGCTCTTTCATGCTTGCATACGGAGTGGCTCATCGCCGGACAATTGCACTGCCAGCGGTTGCCAATCCAGCGCACTTGATACCAGATGTCTGAGAGGTCGGACTTCATGGTGTAGAAAACTTCATGCGTCGCCTTGTCGGTGCAGCGGCAGATGGCGGCTTGCTGGATGCTGGTCGGGACCTTTGCGGTTGCTTGCTTTGCCATGGTGTATAATCCTTTCTTGAGAGCCTTTAACTTTGAGTGGTTGTGGCTCATCGGCAGCGGCCCGTGTGGTCGCTGTTTGTTTTTGTTCGCTTCGGACTCGCTTCGTTTATTTTTCTATCCTCTTGTATCAGCTCAGTTGTGTCTGTGAGGCTTCGATTTCCTTGGCTCGTCCGGTATTCGATTGTTCAGGGGCTTTGTTTTTCTATCTACTAAGATTATACGCCTGTCGTATACTAATGTCAAGCGATTTATGCATGAATATCGGCAATTCCAGGAAAGTCATAGAATATCCGTCAAGCGTATTGACATACATTCTAGTTAGGCGTATACTTGAGATGACGGTATACGTCAAGCGAATAGGAAGGATAAAGGAGACTTGACCATGGCTCAAAGAGAAGAATGGATCGAGGTGCGAGAAGCCGCTCGCATCATGTCTAAGCGCAACAACCGGACGGTTTCACCCGATTATGTGCGGCTGCTGGCCCATAAACATCACATCAGATATAAGCCGAAGGATGAGCGGCAGAACTTGTATCTCAAGAGTGATGTGGAGGCGTACAAGATGAGGCCAAAGAAAGAAGTACCATCTGATGCCGCATAGCCAGCTCTGCTCGGCCAGCTTCCGACGCAACCGAGCAGAGCCAACAACGATACAAGAGGATTGTAGCACATGCAGGATGCACATGAGGATGAGTACTCAACATATCGGTTGAGAGACCCTAGGAGTGGGGACATTAAATACATTGGTATAACGAACGATGTGAAAAGAAGGCTCAGAGATCACACGCATCAGTTAAACAAGCTTTCTAATTCTAGGAAGGTCTCATGGATACGTGAGTTACGCCAGGAAGGACTCACACCGATATTAGAGCCTATAGATCGGCATCTCACTAAATCAGAAGCAAGAAGACGTGAACGCACTTTGATTTATCTCTATAGGCTCGATGGAATTGATCTCCTGAACAATGAGTTCGCTTGGATGAGGCGTGAAAGTACCCACATGTTAAATTTATATGCAAAAAGCACATATTTCAGATGAAAAGCATGTGCAAAAAACACAGTAGACACCGTGATGTGGATAATGCTATCATGCAGGCAGGCTCCCGCACTTTGTCGAGTGCATCCAAGGGAGGTACCAGCCAGCCATCGAAGTCAATTCAGGCATGGGCGAATACGAGAATAATCTTCTCGTATTCCCATGCCTTTTTTATTGTCATAAATAGTTCGTAGAACGGAGAAATCCCCGACCGGGCTCTAATTCTACTGAAAGCCTGACCAGGGATTGCACCATCACCATGAAAAGCTTATCATATAGTCACACAGGCGTCAATACTCCCCCTGCAATGCAAGAGTTGCAGGCCCTCGACCAGTGGGTGTGCTACTCCTACCCTGCTAAGATACCACTTAACCCAAAGACGGGCGGGAATGCCCGATCAAACGATAAAACGACATGGGGAACCTACGCACAAGCTGAGAAAGCCAGGGCAGGGAGCCAGGGCAAGTATCACGGCGTCGGTATCGTCGTCACCAAAGAGAACAACATCACTGGCATTGATTTTGATGACTGCATTTCTGGGAACACCATAGCCCCTGAGGTCGCCAAGTGGGTAAAGCGTTTCAATTCCTTCACCTATATCACACCCAGCGGGGCGGGTCTGCGGATACTGGTACACGGCTCAATACCCAAAGCTATCACGGCTGAGCCATTTGTAGATCACGTTGAAACCTACGATCACGGGCGCTACTTCACCATAACTGACAAGTACCTAGACGGGACGCCTGACACGATTGAAAGCAGGCAGGCAGAGCTAGACGAGTTCTATGAAGGGGTGCTCGCGAATAGACGCCCAAAGGCGAAGGCTTGCCGTGAGCTTGATAAGAAGATAGCCGAGCTGAAGGTGAGAGCGGCGCCAGGGCGCAACTCTGAGCTTTCTAAGGTGGCATTTCGCGCCGGCGTATTCGTCGCACAATGCGGATTGCTCCAAGACCGGATTAAGGAGTCCATTTGGAAGGCTTGTATAGCGAACGGGCTGGCTACCACTGAACAAGAGCCCTCGCTGCGAACGCTCAATTCACAGATACAGGCGGGGATAAGGCAGGGCGAATCAGCTACGGAGCTGCCGCGCTACAAAGCGGAGACTGCCGGCGCTACTAATGGGAATGGACAGCATAGCAGTAGCGCGCCAGACGCTGCCACGAATGAACGACCGTACAATCGCACTGACCTGGGCAATGCTGAACGGTTCGCAGCACAATACGGCGAGCGCGTGCGCTGGTGCCAGGTCTGGAATAGTTGGCTTATCTTCAACGGAAAAGCCTGGGAACAAGATAGATCGGGCAAAGTTGACCGGCTCGCTAAGGCGACGATTAGATCAATCTACAGCGAAGCAACCCAGGAACCCGACAAGGCGGAGCGCAAGGCGATAGCCAGGCACGCCCTCGCTTCAGAGAGTAGCCGCGCCGTTCGCGCTATGCTTGACCGTGCAAAAAGCGAACTGCCAGCAACACCCGATGAGTTCAATCAAGCGATTCACCTGCTCAACTGCAAGAATGGTACGCTTGACTTGCGCACCGGCGAGCTGCACCCGCATAGCCCTGCCGACATGCTTACCCGCTGTCTGAAGATTGACTATAATCCGCTCGCGCCGTGTCCTAAGTGGCTGCAATTCATTCAATCCATCTTCTCTAACGAGTCCTCGCTTATTGCCTTCATACAGCAGGCGCTGGGTATGTCGCTCTCAGGCGACGGAAGTGAGCAGTGCCTTTTCATCTGCCACGGTGGCGGCTCCAATGGGAAAACAACGCTGCTTGAAGCCGTGCGTATCATCCTGGCAAGTTATGGCCTGGCCGCCAACATCGAGACGTTTCAGATGCATAAGGGCGAACGAATAAATAACGACGTGGCGGAATTATACGGCGCTCGCTTTGTGACTGCCGATGAGAATACGTCTGGAAGCCGACTCAATGAGGCTTTCATAAAAAAATCTACCGGCAAGCAGCCGCTACGCGCCAGGCGCTTACATGAAAACGAATTCGAGTTCATGCCTGAGTTTACCGTATGGTTCGCAGTCAATCATAAGCCAGTGGTGAAGGATACCAGTAAGGGCATGTGGCGGCGCGTTCACTTTATCCCGTTCGCTGTCACGATTGAGGGCGACCAGATAGATAAGCACCTGGGCGAGAAGCTCTTAGCAGAGTCTGAAGGCATACTCGCATGGTTGGTACAAGGATGCGTTACCTGGTATCAGCAAGGTCGGCTCAATGTCCCTAAGATTGTGCAAGATGCAACACAGTCCTATCGCGCTGAAATGGACCTGGTAGCGCGTTTCCTAGATGAGTGCTGCGAGATAGCCGCAAACCAGGAGACGGGTGCAACAAAGCTCTATCAAGCATACAAAACATGGTGTGATGAAGGCGGCGAGCGATGGGAGACACAAAACAATTTCGGGGCTCGTCTAACAGAGCGAGGATATAAGAAAGAGCGAACGCGCAGCGGGTATGTGTATCGCGGTGTGAACCTTGTGAACCTTGTGAACCTTAAGTCCGATAATTTCTCGCGAAGTGAAAATACAAACCAAAAAAGTGCAACTAAAGGTTCACAAGGTTCACAAGGTTCACAAGGTTCACAAAAAGACTGGTATTGCATCACCTGTGGCGCTGGCGTTGAGGACTTCTCGCGTGTTGATGTTGATGGCACGGTGCACGAACAGCCCGATGTGCCTTACTGCCTGGCGCACAAACCTGCCGAGCCTGAAATGGAGGGAGCACCGTGGTGAGCAACGATACAACGCAGCCCGCCATGCTGCGAGCGACGACCGCGCCAAAGAAAAGCACGGCGCGGTACATCTACCGCTCGAAAACGTACAAGGAGCCGCCGGCCGACTGGCCCGCGCCCAAAGAGCCGTGTTTCGCATGTAAAACGGACTATCCGAAGCAGCCCGCGTCCTGGGTGTGGGCCGGCTATGAATGGAGGTGTGCCAGAAAACATGCATGATCTCGACGAGCTTTCACAGCATCGACACCTGCTGATCGTTCAACTAGCAGGCAGGTGTGCCGACTGTGACCGCTTCGTCACGATGAGAGAGCACTGTCTCTATTGTGGGCGCGCACTCTGCGAACGCTGCCGTATACCATGCCTCGACGGGCGGTACTGTAGGGGCTGCTACGACGAACTGATACTGGAAGCCGGTTGAATGGAGGACAAGACCATGGGGGAAAAAGGCACGACGACCGCGCCTGCCATCTCCTATTTTGATGCAATGCGTTACGAGATCGAACCGGGGCGTATGGCCTGTCAGATGCAAGCCGAAGAGTTCGGCGCCAAAGCAGCCGACCCGGAGGGCATACGCGCAAAAGTGAAGGACTGCGATATGCTGTATTTTTCAGATCGCTGGTTTGCTATGTTGTGCCTGATCGAGCTTGAGGTGATGTCAGGATGACCTTCCGTTCGCTTGTGTGGTATGCTTCCATCAAACAATGGAAGGGAAAGTCAGTCTATGGGCGCAAATGGTCATCTTTCTATCAAGCAAGGACTCTTCTTACAGGCGAGGCTGGCAGGGCACAATGTGCTTGCATCCGCCAAAATTGCCGGGGTATCCGAAACACAAGCGCATCGCTGGCTCAAGCTGGAAGCGTTTCAGCAGGCCTATAAGACCGCCTCCGATGAATTGTTCGAGAGTGCGCTCGACGAGCTGAAGATCGGCATGAGCGAAGCCATCGCCGGACTACGCAAGCATCTCGGCGCCGATGTGGAGCCGACTGCTGCTACACAGATGGTGGCGATACGCTGCTGGATTGAGCAAGCCATTGCCAATCACAAGACGGCAGAGCTTGAAGAGAGAATAGCAGAGCTTGAGAGGCTGATAGCACAACCGCGAGGGAAAGATTGGAAGGTGGTATCGTGAGCACATTCAGTATGTTCAGAGCGGTGCAACGCCTGGAAGCAGCTACAGGACCGAAAAATAGCGATGTCACGCCTTGCCTGATTCCGCCTCCTGACATGCCGCTCTTCAACGAGCGCGAGCAGGCACAGTTGCGGGAGCTGGAGCGCAAGATAATCCCCTTTATCCCTACCGGGCCAGGAAGTGTGATCTCCGAGTTAGGAGGTCCGTACCTCGCGTTGTTCGCTATCTGCATGCCAGTTACCATGGCCTTTGAACGCATGGGCATACTTGATGAGGTCTGGGAAGCTCTCACCTCGCATGAATGTTGGATACTGCCACGCTGGTGGCATGTCTACAAAGATTTGATTGTGCCAGGCTCACCAGAAATGGTCGCACACTGCCGCCGTCACATTCTGGACACCCGGGAGGAGCTGATAGAGCGATTTCTGGACATCGACTTTGCGAACGTGCCAAAGGAGGCATTCTATCCGTTCAACGCGTATGGCTATAGGCCACTGCAAGAGCAAATAGCGGCTCGTCGTTGGGTGGGTTTTGATTGGCATCGGCTCGAACAGTGGGTCGACTATGCAGAGGAGCACCAGCTGTCATGCGGAATGTGAATTCTCTCAGCAAGCAGGTGAATGACTTGCTGGCAAAACTTGAAGAGGAGCAGCGACGTCGCGATGCACGCGCCATCGTGATCTATGACCCTGCTACCGGCATACCATTGCCCGGCTATGAGCCGTCGCCATCGGCTGTTGCTATCGTCTATTTACCGCACAACAAGAGGTGAAACACATGTCAACCCTGAGTGAATTGCTTCCCTATCTTGAGCAGGGCGCGACATTGCGGTCAAGCCGCGGTGAGTCGCTTCGCCCATTGCCAGGCGGGCGCATTGAATGGCTGAAAGCAAAGGGCTTCAGGTTTGAGGCTGAAGTTATCAGCCTGGCTGAGGTCAGGAATATACACGATGTGTGGGATTGGCACGTGATAGGCGGTGTGCCACAGCAGGAGCAGCGATGAGCACAGCAGACGACCAGGCGCGCCTTGAGCACGTGGCATGCTTGCGTGACAAAGAACTGTTTCGCATGCTTCTTCTCTTCGAAGAAGTGAGGGAAACCTGCGCGATTATTTGGCCGGGGGCGTTGCTGGATGAATTGTCGCTCGACGACATCCAGGGGATGTTACGGGCTGAACTCGACAGGCGAACGGCCGCGAAAGGCGCGCCGTAGCGTGGTATAATGAAGGTGCTAGTTTGTGTGACAAAATGCCCCAACCGAAGGTGGGCTAGCCCGAGACTCGGGAGAAAACGTCGGTGGCTATCAGGGATGCGTGACACGCGTCCGGGGATAGCAAAATGGATGAGACACCAGGCGCGTCACTCGGCACCCTGGTGTCGAACCATAGCTAAACAAGCACAACAATAAATAATTACACAAGAAGACTGCTCGCGGCTGCGCAAAAGCTACAGCAGTCCACAGAGAACACACCGCAAAAGGCGCGACTTCAGTGACACCCTTTGGCACGTAAGACAACACGGCCAAAGGGAACAGCCTCAACACTTCCCTCTTTGGCTCCAAGCAAAAGGAGCAAGACATGACTCGGTATCCCAAAATTGCGCGCAATTTTGAGCGGAAGGATATCGTTGGCAATTTTAGCGCCACCGATGACGCCACCGGTACATTCACGGGCTACCTCTCAACGTTTGGAGGTCCCCCAGATCGGCAAGGCGACGTGGTGTTAAAAGGTGCGTTTCGTCAGACCATAAAAGATGCTGTCGCCAGGCGTTCCCAGAATAATCTCGACTATTTGTGGCCATTACTTTACGGACATTCGTTCGAAAGTTTACCCATCGGGGGAATAATCTCAGCAGTGGAAGACAGCCACGGCTTGCTGATACGCGCCAAGCTGGCCACTGAAACGAGCATGGGCCATGATGTCTATGTGCTCGCAAAGCAAAAAATGCTGACCTCGATGTCGATCGGATACAAAACCATTCACAGCCAATGGCATAAAGACGCAAGCGGGCAAGCGATTCGGGAACTCACCGAAATACAATTAATTGAGGGTTCTATCACAGAAATCCCCGCGAACGAAAATGCGCGCATTTTGAGCGTCAAAGCAGGAGGCTATTCCATGCCAGGCAAATCGTTCGAGACGGATTATCAGCAGGCGCAATGTGAGGATTGGTGCTGGGATGATTTTTCTACTCTCACCTCAGCACTCAGATCGTCTCTTATCAACTTATTCATGACAAGCGATAATCCATCGGCTGATCTTCAGTCACAGGTGCTGGCAGCCTTCTCAAGTGCATTGATAGCCTATGTGGCCGAAGGTGTCGCGTTGGGTGTTGGTGACTACCTGTCCGAGCAGCAAAACAGCTCCGGCATGGATATGATGAGTGCATCCGGCGCGTATGATGAGAAAGCAGGCAGGACGCTATCAGCTCGTACCAGGGCGGCCTTATCCACCATCGCGAATGGCATCACGTCTCACGTCCAGTCAATCCAGAGCACCGTAGAAAAAGAGCGGGCTGCGGCTTTGCAAGGGTTCCCGCTGTACTCTGCATCGGCTCGCCCTGAGCTTTCCCGCAAGGCCATGATGGAAAGTAGCCACACCGCCATTGGAGCAGCCACATCGGGCATTATGACCCATGTTCGTTCGCTGAAATCGATGGCGTACGAAGCGAGGCGACAAAACGATCTGCGAGGCTGGCCGATTGTGCGATCGCGCAGCTCCGCCGATCTCGATCTTGAAGAGAAGACGCTCATTCGCGAACTCACGGCATCATTACGCGAAACGACCGAGAGCATGGAGCGAGACCGCGATCCCGCTGTCCAACATTTGCGGGATCTGCGCGAGTCCTTGCCCAGCAGTCGCGCTGGCGGACCGACGACGCAGCAGCGGCTAGAATCGATGCAAGCATCATTGTCGGTTGACCTGGCAATGAGGGCGCTCCTGGAAAGCGAAAAAGACTAGCCGGGCAGATAGACACCTTCCGGTTTTGCGTGTTCTCCTTTCTTGCGTACAGCCGCCAGCATAGCGGGACTGAGCCCCCGGTGCTGGCGGCGAGATAGAGGTTTCACGGAGGTATATAAAAATGTCAGTGACAGCTGCTCAGCTCGTGGCAAGGGTAAACGTCGAAGGCGTGTCGCAAGGGAAAGCGGAGCTAGACAAGATGAGCGGCGCGGTCGAGCATACGAGTGGCGGCTTCAAGTCAATGCTTGGCAATGCCTTATCGTTTGCTGCTGGTCAATTTGCATTTCAGGCTGTTGGCACGGCTGTCGGCTTCCTCTCCGGTCAGCTGAAAGATGCTTTTCAGCAATCAATGGATGCTCAGCAGGGCATGGCAGACACCGTAAATGTCCTCAAAAGCACGCATGATGCAAGCGGGATGACCGCGACGGCTGTGGCCGATCTTGCGACAAAATACTCTCACCTCACGATGTTTAGCGATGATACGGTACAATCCGCAGAAAATATGCTGCTGACCTTTACAAATATAGGCAAGAATATCTTTCCCCAGGCAACCAGGGCTACTCTTGACCTTGCGCAGAAGATGGGCGGTGATACAAAAACAGCCTCCATTGAACTTGGGAAAGCTTTGAATGACCCGATAGCGGGTGTAGGGGCTTTACAGCGTGTTGGTGTGACTTTCTCTCAGACGCAAAAAGACCAGATCAAGCATTTTATGGACACGAACCAGATGGCTAAAGCGCAAGGCGTTATTCTCGGAGAACTGAACAAGGAGTTTGGCGGCGCTGCTGAGGCCGCAGGCAAGACATTGGGGGGACAGTTAAAGATTTTAGGTCAGAATTTTGACGATCTTAAACAGAATATCGCAGATCGGGTTCTCCCAAAATTGACTGAATTTGTGACGACCATTAACAAAAATATCGGGCCTGC